ATTATATCAAACAAAAGGAGATGTTCGTCACTACCATAGAATGGTCTGAGTCGGATGCTGGAGGAGCTGCACTAGGAGACTTGGTTGTTGGACCGGATTTTCATCTGCAAGAAACAATCAATTCTTATGTGCTCAATCTCTTGGCACCGATGTATACCGTTTCCGCGCCTTTTAAGTTCTGGCGTGGGTCAATAAAATTTCGTTTTCAGATCGCCGCATCTCAGTTACACCGTGGCAGAATGAGGATTTCTTATGATCCTTATAGTCATGGTGGAACATCTGCTGACGAGAATGAAGTATATTCTCGTATTATCGATCTAGCAACGAATCGGGACTTCGAAATGTTAGTTGCTTGGAATCATCCCCAATCGTGGCTCCGCGTGAATGACCGTCTTGGAACTAGTCTGTATAACCATCCTGGTGGTACAACTTCTAGATCTGAAGACTTCCATAATGGAGACATAAGATTGGAGGTGGTGAATGAACTCACTTCCCCGAATCCTAGCTTAGCACAACCAGTATACATTAATGTATTTGTGAGTGCAGGCGAAGATTTTGAGGTTGCTTGCCCGACTGATGACATTCTCTCTATTTCAGAGTATGAACCGCAATCTGGTTATGAACCTCATTCGGGAGAGGAGGGTGAAGAGCTGATTGATGAGCAGGATAATATTCCTGAATCACCAGCACCAGTGACTTCCATTGGACAAGAGGCATCACTTGTCGACCCGAATGTGCACGTATTCTTTGGAGAGTCTTTCCGCTCCATTCGTGCACTTTTGAAACGTTATTGTTTTCATCAAGTAATGGGCGCCTCTATGGGCGCTGAATTCTATTGGATCGAATCAAACTTTCCAGTAGAACCGGGACAATCTGTATCTCCTAGGCATGTTACGGATGCTGGAGCTACTCCTGCCAGTACTCCCTACAATTACACAGGGATGACCTATTTGAATTGGTTTACTCCGTGTTATGTGGGTTGGCGAGGTGGCCTCCGCTCTAAATATATGCCTTCGGCTTTTGAGAATTCCGGTTATTTGATGATAAGACGGTTTACAGAACCAGTCCACCAATCAGATTGTGGACGGTACAATTATGACACTTCTACCACCAATGACGACCATTTAGCTGCTGAAACACTTGCACTGCACAAAGGTGCAGCTGGGCAAGATGTAAGCTACCCATTGGTTGACGGTGCTGCAGAAGTCGAATTTCCGTTTTATTCAAATAAACGTTTCGCACCTGGACGGCGTTTCCTTAACGGAACCGGTACAAGCGGGAATGAGTGGCTCGGCGAGAATGCTGGCCACCTAGGTTTTTATCATTCACCTAGTACCCCATTGATTACGCGTTATGTTGCGGCTGGAGACGATTTCAGCCTTTTCATGTGGGTTGGTCAGCCTGGCATTTATGCTAGGCGTACCAAACCTGCATCTGGTACTTCGCGTACTCTACCGTCCTATTAGTTACCCGGCACCCGGGTATACGGCTTTTAGTCGTGACGGGGGCAACCAAACTTAACTCTACATACCTGAGTTTTGCTTAGCTGATAATCAGCTGTTGGTTGTCCTCAGACAACCAGCATGCTGGAATGACGCTATTCTTTCTCAGTATGTAGGGTGCAGTTTATAGAGTTGCCCACCCGACAGGTAAGGTATGGCTCAGTTTCGTATAGGTTAGAAGATTCCTTGCGAACGGAGCTGAGTCCTAGG